TAAACTGAAGCGTAGCAGCACGACCAGTAGCGTTTGACTGCAAACGAGCAATTACGTTGCTGCCCGCAGTTGTGCCTGTTGCAGTAGTTTGGACGGTTAATAAGTTTGCTGGCGAACTCGTCCCAATCCCCACATTACCAGAGGTATCAACCCTGACTCTTTCACTACCTCCTGTGGTAAAGGTCATTGGCAGGTATGTGCCTGTGCCAATAATTCCAGAACCAAGGCGAGCCTCTGTTCCTGTATTTAGGATGCCTGCATAAGCAGAGTTTGTTGGGTCGCTGTTATTGAAGGCCAACACTGACGACGATGTGCTTGTCCCATTTGGAAGCACAGAAACCGAAGTTTGGCTATTAAGTGTGCTACTTTGAAACGCCACACGGTTAGCAATCGTCGCATTGCTGAAGTCGCCAGTAATGCGGTTGCCTGTGCCTGTGAAGGTTAGGTTGCCGGAGTCAGACAGTGATGTGAACGTACCAGCAGCAGGAGTTGTTGCACCTACCGTGCCGTTGATGTTGATCGACGCTGTGCCGGTCAGGTTGGTTACTGTGCCGGAAGATGGTGTGCCTAACGCACCACCAGCTCTTATCGCAGGGAACCCGCCAGCAGTAGCGCCGTCATGGACAACAATGACATCCTTGTCGGTGTCCACCGTGACCTCACCAGCTGCGCCAGTGAAACTTGAGTGCTGTGCGGTCGTGCCGCGTCGAAGTTTAAGAGTCGTTGCCATGTCTTGCTTCCTTATGCAATAGCGCCACAGTCAAGGGTGCCGGTCACTTCGAGGTCAGACGGGATGCTGACCTTTCCAGTTCCAGAGGGGTCAATCGTTATGTCTTGATTCGTACCGCCAGAGGCTAGTGTCAATGCGCCTGTGCTTGTGATTGATGTCACAGCAGTCATTGAGGTTATGTCACTGTTCGCCCCAGCGTTAGCCTTAGAAGCAATTGTGCCAATGTTGTCTGCTAGAAGTTGAATGTCAGCAGAGTCACCAGCCACCGTACTGACATCTGCGGAGATCCCCGCCACAGTGGTGACGTTGGCAGATATCCCAGCCACAGTAGTGACATTAGCTGCGATCCCAGCCACCGTCGTGACATTTGCTGAGATTCCAGCCACCGTGTTGATGTTCGGCAAATTGGTGGCCACTGTGTCAACATTGGCAATGCTGTTGGCTACCGTGTCAATCTCGGAAGTGGTCTCAAGCAGATCGTCTGCCACCGTCTTGACAGCAGCGATATCAGTGGCAATCGTGGCCAGCTCTGCTGGGTCTAGGTTGGCCACAGCCGTGATGTCAGCTGCAATGCCTGCCACGGTGGTGACATCAGCGTCAATATTAGCCACGGTCTCGACATCAGCCAGCGCGTTGTAGACCGCCACAATGTACCCATCTGGCGTGGCAGCAGGCACGCCCGGCGCTGCGTCAGTGATTAGGCCTAGATCGTGAGACCAACCTGTGCCAGCCAAGTCGTCACCAATGACACCGATCTGCACGGTCTTGGTGGCCAAAGATTGGATGTCGGCGCTGTCGCCAGCCACTGTGACCACTTGGCTCTCAATGCCTGCAACGGTCTCAATCTCATCAGCTACCGCAGACAGGGCAGCAATCTCAGCGGCCAGGCCAGCAATGTCGGTTACGTCCACCACCGACACACCAAGGTCAGGGTTGCCATCCACATCAAATGCCAAATATTTGCCAGCCCTGTCAGCCTTGCGTGGCAGGGTCATGTCAATGGTCAGGGGATCTGTCTGCGGGGCGATTAGCGCCCTTGCCAAGCCCTCGGCATTCTGCTGCGCAAAAATGGTCTGCTGGTCAAGCTCATCGTTCAACGTGTTGGCAAAGAAGTCACCACCCGTGGTGAAGTCAGTTGACCGAGAGATGGTGCGGTTGCCAACAATGGCGTACTGGGTTGGGCTGACTGGGGACAAGGCCAAGCCAGCAGCTGTGATGGTCACCGAGCCCGTGCCATTGGCAGCAATGCTCACCGTGTAGTGGGTGGTCAGCGTCAGCAGCGTGTCGTCTTTATAGACCGCAATGTCGGTGTTGGCCAATATCTCAAAGGTGAAGGCATACGGGCCAGCGCCGCCAGCGCCACTTGGCGCATATACAACTCGGCGGGTTACGTTACTGATTGGCACTGCCATGATGCAATCCTTCCTGTTGGAAATTGTACTTTTTTAATCTGCTTTAGTCCACGGACAAAGGCTCACGTTTGATTCGCTGATACTGCTGCAAGGCAAGCTCTCTGTTTCGGGCAATTTGCGCAGCTGCATCTGGATACTTGGCGGCAAATACGGGGTTGGCCACAGCCTCATCTCGGTAGTCGCTGACAATGCCAGACAACTTCCCAGCAATTCCCTCATAGGCCCCACGGTTCATTTGATCAACAAACTCAGGATCAACCAAGGCCTCAGCAAACGCGCCTTTCATAGTGGTGCCATTGATGATTGTGTTGTTCATCAAAAGCAGCATGTCTGAACGCTCGGCATCAGTAAGTTGAATGTTGGCAACTACGTTGCCGGGCTTGTTGACCGGCATCTTCTGGCGAGCTCTAGCAATCTCAAGAATTTTGCTGTCAATCGGATCAAGATCTCGAACCTTCTTATTGAATGGAATCACCAAGTTCATCGCCCCAGTCTCACCAACCGTTATTTCGTCCCCGTACAAGTTGCGCTCAACCGCTTGGCTGCCTGAAAAGAATGGCATCTTTGACACCCAGCTGCGGAACATGAAGTCAATGTATTTGGTTTCAGCTGGCAGGGTCGGGTCGGGTGACACCGAGCGCTTTTCTGGGTCAAGAATGTTTTCAATCAAGCGCAAGCTGGCTGCACCCGGCACCGGCACCGGCACCACACCCCCAGCAAAACTTTGACTCATGCTGCCAAAAAACTTGACCGCTGCCGCATTGGCTGACTCACCTTTTGGATCACGACTGACATGCTCAATCATGGTGGTGAAGTCTGACAAGCTATTTAAAAATGGCAGCTCGCCAATGTACTTGAATGGCAGCAAGGTTGAATACAGCAGCAGGTCGTGCCACTCATCATCATCCTCCTTGCCGTACACAGCGCCAATCTCTGCCAGCGTTGCGGCCATGCCCAGCATGCCGCCAATTGGCTCAAGACCTGCGTAGCTGCGGTAGACAGCGCGGCCATTTTCATCTTCGCCCGTCTTGATTGAAAACGGTTGCCAACCAGTGTTTTCGCTCAAGAACTTGCGGCGGTTTGGATCTGTTGGGCCTGCTCCAGTAATTGTCCCATTCAGCGCCAAGTAGTAACCCAAGCCCATGAACGACGCACCCATGCTGGCTTTGCCCAGCGCCATCTGACGGCGAGCGCCACCAGCGGCGATGTCTTCGCGGATCTCCTTGAGCGCCAGCTGGCCAACCGGCGTGCGTGCCAGCATCTGCTTTTGCGAGTTGATCACTACCTTGATAAACGGGGCCAACACTGTGCCAACTGGGCCAGCATCATTGCGGAATTTTTGCAACGCTTGACCAAAAGAACCTAAGTCAGACTGCAGTGTTCCCTCGGTTGCGGCTTGGTTGACTTTTTCCATGATGCGCGGATCAGGGCTTGTGATCTGCATAGCCATGCCATCCAGCGCGGCGTTTGCATCCACACCGTTGTCCATGGCGATCAATGCCTCGCGAGCTGCCTGCCGGCGAATCTCCATGGTAGAGAGCTGCGCTTTGCTGAACTCATCAGCGGCCAACATTGCACGCGACCATAACCGCACAGCCTTGCCCATGAAGTCCACCGCCTGTGCTGTGGGGCTCTCTGGATCAGCAAACAGCTTGGCAGAGATGGCAGGGTCTGGCATCTTGTCCATGTCGCGGCCAGCTTTGTAGACTCTAGTGTCAGTTGCAAACGCTTGCCCTGCTGCCTTTGCGGCTTTTGGCAAACTGGTGAAGAAGTTGGCCATTTCAATGATGGCCTCGCTGACCATAACTTCATCGCTGCTCTTGCTGCCAAAGATGGGGGTAATCACCTTGTCCATTGTTTTGCCAGCGGTGGCCGCAAAGATAGTGTCAAACGGTCTAGCCAGCGTCATCACAATGTTGCCAAAGAGTGCGCGTTCAATGGGGGCAGGCGACAACAACAAAGATGAGTAATACAGCTCCTGCCAGATCTCTCCCAGCTTTTTACTGGTACCGCCAGCCAACTCTGTAAATCTAGCTTGCTGATCCATTGTCAGCTTGCTGTATGAATCGGCCAGGTTCTTGAGGTTGGCGCGGCCACCCATCTCTTGCAGCAGAATGTTGATCTGGTTGGGGTCGGACAAGCCAGTGCTGCCATCAACCGGCAGCCTAAAAGAACGCAGAGCTCTAGCTGTTTCAGTTTGCGCTGCTTTGAGCCGCATCTGGATGGCCGCGTGGGTAGCCAATGAGTTGCGGAACTCAAGCAGCAGCTTGTCATCCTCGGTGCCAGCAGGCATTGTTTTAATCTTGTCAGACAGTTTGCCTAAGTTGTCAGCAGACTTGACCAGCAAGTGGCGTGCGGCCAGCAGCTGCTCTGCGTTGAAGGTTGCGCCAGACCGAGCCTGCAACAACTCAGGCGCAATGTTCAAGCGAGCGGCCATGTCTTTGAGCGCCTCATCCCCAAGCACACCACGCTTCTCTGTATCAATCTGTTTGGCAAACACCTTGCTGGTGGCATCGATCATCTTGTCGATGTCTTCCGGCGCTTGGATGTTGTTTAGGTTGAAGTCAATTCCAATGGCTGGTGTGTCGGCACCAGACAGGAACTTGATCGTTTGCGCTTCGCTTGCCGGAACAATAAACACGCCGGGCACGGCTTCATCCACCAGCTTAGGTTGTGCAGCAGCTTGGATTGCTGCTTGCATTTGCTCTGGAGTAGCAGGCGGCAAAGGCTGCACTGCTGGCGCTTGAGCTGCTGGCGGGGGCTTGGGGGCAAGAGCCTTTTTGATTTTCTGCACAGCGCCCGGCACAGATTCTTTTTGCACCTTGGTGGCCGCGTCGGTAACCGTTTTCTGTGCGGCCTCAAAAACAGCCTGCTCTGCTGGGTTTGGCGCAAGCTGTTTGGCTGGCTTGACAGACTGCTTGAGCACCTTAAAAACATTACCAAGGCCAGCCACCTGCACCGGCTCTTCTACAGGCGCTTCTTCTGGCAGTAAGGGCAAAGGCACTTGAGCTGGCATGCCGACATCTTTGTCGGCAATCATGTCGCTTAACCGAGTTTCAAGTGGTTGTATGGCCATTATTCAACTCCAACCTGCGGGCTTTGAACTGCAGCCATTTGTTGTTGTGGCGCTTGATGCAAATCAGCAAAATTAAATGGCTTGAGATTTTGAGCTGTGGCTTGGTCAAGCTCATACCACTCAGGTATCTCTTCTACGCTTTCTTCAAAAAGCGATTGATGCGGAAACTGCTGCAAGAAATCTTCTTCATTGAAAGTAATTTCTTTTTTCATGGTGCATCCCCTTGCGGCTTATAGTCGTTTGTCATTGTGATTTGACCAGTACCTTGTTTTGCAATCGTCACATCACGATTTGTGTATACAGGCTGACCAGTTTCATCTTTGACAATCTTACCCTTAACCTTTTGTATTTGTGGATCAAAATAAACAAAGAAGCCGTTTGAGTCTTGAGCCGAACTTATTTCTTTTCTTGTTTGCGCCTTATTACGCAAGCCAACAATAACCCCATCAACGCCAGCAGGCTGGACATCTAAAGGTCTAAAGTCATATGTATCACCGTCAATGACTTTGTAGATCTTGCCAGTCTCTTCATCAATAACACGTTCTGGCAATATAGATTTATTACTGAATGCCATAGCCACATTGGAACCAGTATCTAAACGCTTGCGCATTTGTTTCCAGTTTTGATTTGGATTATTGATTGAGGTTTTTAAACCGTTATAGCCAGCTGGCTGAGATACACCCGTTGACGAATATGTATAGTGATGATTTGGAGCAATTGGGTTTGTATTGTTCTTTGTGTAGTCGTAGAAAGTCACATCAGGGTTTGATTTAATTACCTGCTCATAAACTCTTGGGTTTATGTCGGATAACACGTTTAGTCGAATAGCCAAGTGATTTCCATTTTTTGCGGCTTTTATCTTGAGCGCAGTCACCTCATCATTGAGCTTAATTACAAAATTCTCAGGGTCACGCATAAACGCTTGCGTCAAATGGAAGCTGCGTAAGCGCGGCCCTTTGAGCGCATTAAGATCTGCGCCGCCACCCATAAAGAAGTACCCGCCTGATGTTTTGCCAAGACAATCGCCTGCGCATGAAGCGGAATTTGGACACGTTGTAAATTTGCCTTCTTTAAATGCAGGCGACAGCGCAAGGCCTGCGCTCTCTACGTTGCGTCCATCAGGCAATTCAATTGGCACACCACCCTCAAATCCCTTTTCAGTCTTTAGTAATTTCCCATTGGTTGTCAACAATGACTTGGTCTTGCCAGTCTTATTGTCTGTGCCTACATATTTTGCAATGGCAACGCTGGCCTCTTTACTTTTCTGGATTTTTGCGTTGGCATCAAGGCTTAACCAATTAGCAAGAGAGCTATCAAAACTCGATGACAAAGTTGAAATGCTTGGCTGTACTGCTATAGGTTCTTGAAATACTTTTACGTCTGGCACGATATTCATTTGTAATGGCGTGCCAAGTTTCTCCATGCTCTTGGCAACCAACTCTCCAGCCTCTGGGGCCAGCGCTTTGGCCGTACTCACCACGCCCTTAGATACAGCTTTTGTTCCTTTAACATAGCCACCCGGAGCAGCAATTTCTCCAAGAGTTTCAAACGGCGTTGTAGTATTGCCATCAATTTGAATTGTGCCAACATTTGCATCAATCCATTTTTTTACTTCTTCAGTTTTCGGTGCAATTGTTTTTTCTTCAAGACCTTTAAGAAATGCATTCAACTTAGATTCGTCAGCATCCTTTGAAGCCAATGCTTTTAATCCATAGGCAAGCGCTTCCAGCTCTCCGGGCAGCCCAACAAAACCTTGCACGGCCCCTTTAAATCCACCATAAAGCATGGCACCCATGTACTTGGCAGGTATGGTGATGTCGCTCATGCTTGGCCCCTTAAAGGGCACGCCAGCGCGACCAACACGAATCGGTGGGGCTGAGTCTGACACGGTTCCTGACGGGCCAGCAGCCAGCATCACATCGCCTTCTTGTCTGCCGGGCATGGTCTGCTCTGGCATGCCAACAAACACCTGCTCGCCGTGCGGTGTATTGAAATACATGGCTTGGCCATCGTCTGTGTCTTCAAGCGTGAACTCTGGGTCATCAAGCGTGGCTCGCTGCATCAACCCTTCGCGCACACCGGGCGTGCTGATGTATGCGTCAAAGTTGTAGATGTCATCAATCGTGGGTTGCTTGCTGATCATTTTGCGCCTTCAACTTGTGCTTTGTTTTTGCGGTAGTTTTCAATTGCATTACGGGCTGGAAGTACACTGCTTTCTTTGGCCCCTCTCTTTACAGCTTTTGCAATTGCTGCATCTACAGCAGGCTGATTATTTAAATCAACGCCAGATAATTCAGGCAATATTTGCTCTGCTGATTTTCTAGCCGTTTCCGCTATGCTTGAAAACGCGCCAGACATTCTGCTTTTTGCTTGTGCAGCAAGTTTTTGCCCATAGTCCAAAATTGCTTCATTGCTAGGTGGGCGACCAGTCTTGTCGAGAGTGGTAGAAAAATCGTAAAGCTGTTGTGTTAAATCGTTGCGTACTGATGTGGCCAGCTCTCTTGCTTTGGCATCAGCGAACTCAGGTGGCAACCCAGACTCCTGAATACCGACCTGTGAATTTATTCTCCTCACACCAGCATTGATTGAGTTGTTTGGATTGACCACCAACGCAATCAGTTTTTCTTTTGTCTCTTGGGTAAAAGGGCCACTGACAACTTCCGACACCGTGGCCGCTCCTATGGCAATACGGGCCTGCACTTTACCAAGCGCAATAAGGTTGTTTTCCCTTTCAGCCGGTTTAGAAAACTCTGTTATAAAAGAACGGGCCGAGCTGATTAACGATGGAGACACAGGCAAACCATCAAGCTGCTGAAACAACGCATTCATTTCCGAAGGAGTCTTTGCCATGTAAATCTTGCGCAAGATGGTATTACCTTGCTGCTCAGACCCAGACAAACTATCGGCAATGCCCTGCTTGCGAGCTGATACAGCCGCACTAAAATTGTCACGCACGGCTTTCTTTTCAGCTTCTGTCATACCTTGCCACACAGCTGAATATTTTCCGAGGTCGCCTTTTAGAATTCTTTCAACACCAACGCTTGGGTTGGCCATAAATTCTTCGGTCAAAACCAAGCTGGTGCCAACATTGATTTTTTCTTCGCTCACCATTTTTTCAAATTTGTCGCTGTATTCTTTTTGTATTCTTGCGTCACCCAGTGTTGCCGCTTTGTAAGCCGTGCTTGCGCGATGTACATCAATAAGATCATCAATTGATCTTGTTGGCTTTGTAAAGTCGTCAGTTTCCATTGTTCCAACTTGATCTTTTACTGGCGACCAAAAACCTCTTTCAAGCTCGGCTCTTATGATTTTTCTTTTATTGTCAAAATCAAGATCGAATTCAATTAGCTTGAATTGTTGCTGACGCTCCGCTTGTTTTTCGTATGCCCTATGCATCACCGTGCTGCCATGAGTCAACATAGTGGCGCGGAACTTGATCATTGCCTCTGGATCAGCTTTTGCAAATTCAGATTTGCCGTAACCATCAACAACAGCAGTAATTTTTTGCTGAGCCTGTTCAGGCGTAATCGTTCCATTGTCTATTTGTGGAATTAATTTTGCCAGCTCATTGCGGCCTTCTTTTTCAAGATGACTTGAAATTTCAATGCTTCGCGCTTTGGCCACAGCTTGCGCAAAATAGCCAAAAGATCTTGTTGTTGGCAAATCCAGTTTTCCCGGCGCTTCACCTTTAGCAATCAGCAGCTGCGCCTCGGTTAATCGATTTTCATTTGCATATTGCAATCCCTCTTCAATACGCATTTGTTTTCCAACTTCCAGCGTACTCGCAGTCATGCGATCAATGATTTGGGCCAGCTGATTGGAGGCCTGCGCAGCCACACGCGGCCCAACAAAGTCAACCTGCTGTGGCTGAACCTGCACCATAGGCACATTACCGGCACCACGCAGCTGCATCTGTCCTGATTCCAATCGTTGTGTAGCCATGTTTTATCCTGTCTTACCTTAGCTTGAAATTATTTTGTACGCTTCAACACCGCCTCTGGCCAATGTTGCACCAGCAAGCATGCCGCCAGCTTTACGCGCCGTGGTTCCAGCAAATTCAAATTGACCAGCTTGGCTTCTTGCGCTGTACAAGCTCAATGTGTTTTGTATGTCAGTGGACTGCAGCATGGCGCTGGCATCTTCAAAGCCCAGCACCTTGGCGGTCAACGCATTTAAGTCTGCGATGTTGACATCGCGCATGACAGCTTCCACGTTTTGGCCAATCACATTTTGGATTGACCCACTGCCAAGCGCCACGCCACTTGCAGCCGCCCTTGCACGCATTGACGCATTGGTGGCTCGCATGTTCTTGAGTAAGGTGTTGCCAGCAATGGTGTAGTTTTGCGCTTCCATTTCGGCACGCTTGAGTGTGCGCCCAGCTTGGATGGTGGCGTATTGCTCTGAAAATTCAGCACGCACTTGAGCCACAGCCAGCGTGTCACGGGCCTGCAGCAAGAAGCCTGTTTGCTGGTTTATCGCTGCGGCTTTTTGCGCCTCGGCTTCTCCATAAGCGCTGATAAGAGCGCCTGCTCCAGCCATTTGTCCGGGTGTTACTGCTGTTGCCATGTCTTATGTTCCTGAGAAAACAGCCACTCGGTAGTCCAAGCCAAGCAGGTTCATCTTGACCGGCAAGTCTTGCTCCACCTCAATCGATTGCTCGCGGCTGTAGCCGAGCACGCCATTGACCCGCTTGATGCCGGTGAACTCTGGTATGGGGTCATCCAGCAGCGGGTTGTCAAACAAACGAAACGCCACAGGCTGGTCGTTGATGATCAGGTTTTGTGTTTCATTGACAACCGCGCTGATTTCGACAATGCGCTTCTTGAACGACACCCGGCTGCCAGTCTGCAACTTGACCTCGGCAGGCATGGTCTTGACGTAGACGGTGATTGGCAGGCCGACTTCGTAGGCTGTAGTGCTTGACCTGTCAAAGGTCACTGAGCCACCACCGCTCACAGTCTCGTTACCCTGTGGCGATCCATCAGTAATTACATTTAGCGCTTTGCCAATATGCGGCAAACCGCTGGCGCTGGCAGCTGCTCCACCAACAAAAGCACAGTCGGTGAAATACTCATAGCCAAAGAGCTCAATGAAGTACCTGTCAACGCTGTTGAACGTGCGCTTAGTCACCACATAGATGGCGTTCACATCCACGCCCACATCGATGTAAGAGCCATCTGTGATGAACTCGGATGGGCTGGTCACCTGCTGGCTGCGCATGATGCTGAACGCCGCCATGCTGCCGTCATCTGTATTGGTCATCAACAGCAAGTCGGCTTCCTCTGTGCTTGATGCCTTGCGCAAAGCCACGCGCTGCGGCCCCTTGAGCAGGTGGCCAGACAGCAGCGAGATGCGCTGGGTGATGTAGGTCAGCTGTGTGTCGTTAAACACAAACTCGTTAAGTGACTTGCCTTGGCGCTGGATGTAGATCGATCCAGACTCCACCGACTGCACACGGGTGCCTGCCTTGATACCGTTGCGACTCACGTTCTTGAATGTAAAGGTCAGAGGTGTGATTGGGTCGGTGCCCTGCTGCGGCACATAAAACTCACCGCCAGAAGTGAACACTTGGAAGTCACGCGAGCTGATGATGTCAGTGATCACGTTCAAGTCGTTGGTGTCCAGCGTGGCCTCGACCGCGTCATCATCCAGCGATTCGCTTGGCACAAAGTCAAAGAATAGGCCGATCTTGGATCCCCAGATCGTGGATGGCCGAGACTTGCTGCCGCCAAAGTAGAGCCTGCCTTCATGGAAAGTCACAGTGCGAGGCCAGCCCTTGGTGCTTGACCACACATCCACATACCCGTGCTCAAGCTCCCAGCGGCCTGCGTCAATGGTTGTTGTGTTGAAGAACGGGTACTCGGTCACCGCCTCAACCACTGTGGCTGAGACATACCGCACAATCCTTGCGCGGCCCTGCGGCTGCACATTGATGTACTGGTTGACAGACAGGGCTGAGAACGTGGTTGTGGTGTAGGTGCTTGTGCCGTCTGGCGTGACCGTCCACGCTTCCTCCACCGTAGCCACCTTGGTGGTGCCGTTGTAGTCCTCAATCAACCTAGTTTGGCCAGAGCCTGTGCCGCCCGTAATGTTGACGTACATGCCGTTGTAGATGTCATCGGTCGAACTTGCGGTTGCTTTGAGCGTCACAGTCGTGCTGGTGCCTGCCTGCAATGTGCCAGAGTCATGGTGCGTTGTTGATGCCGTCAGCGTCACATTGCCAGACACAGCAGACGGGGTCAGCGTTGATCCCGTGTTGATGTGAAAGTCAATGTCGTAGGCATACTTGGGTATTGAATCAAATGTGATTGATGTGGCCGTCCAAGCGGTGTCGCTGGTGCGAGTGATGCGCACCGGCTGCAGATCTGGATGCACTACGATCAATGTGTCGGCAGACTGCGTCCAGCACATATCGTCAACGATAGAGCTGCCAATGGTGGTGGTCAGGTAGTTGTTGCCGGTGCCGTTGATGTTGGACTGCACCACACCGTTTTTGACCACAGTCATGCGGTTGTGGCTAAAGCACAGCATGTAGCTGTCGTCCACAGAAAACTGGAACGACACCAAGCGCACGCCGTTGCCAGCTGATTCGGTGCCAGTGTGCGGCAGCGCAAAGATGTGCTTGCTGCCGGGTCTGCGGCGTAGGCCACCTTGGGGCTGTATCAGTACGTTAGTAGCCTTGGCCAGCGCATTGCCATAAGCGGCCAAGTCAACCCGCGCACGCAGCAAAGGGTCAAGCTCGCCTGTCGCAAAGTTGGTGGTGAACTCTACAAAGCGTGGCATCAGTTTCTCACCGCAATCAAGCTGTAGTCTTCAATGATACGCGCCGGATTGTTTTGGCCATCAATTTGCATTGCTTGACGCATGTAGCCACCACGGCCATTTTCTGACGGGTCGCCAGTGGCCACACGCTGCCATTTGGCAGACTTGTCTTGCTGTTCGGTCACAGTCTCAGCAACGTGCCAAGCCACCATGTATTTGAGCAGCTGTACAAAGTATTGGGGCATTGCGGATTCAGGCACGCTAAATTGGTAGTCAATGAAGACGCTGGTCAGGTTGGTGAGCAGCTTGTCGCCTTGTATCTCCCAGTCCTTTTGTACTGGGCTGCCGGGGTTGGCACTGTTGTACACAGCGCGGGGGTTGGCCAGTTTGTCGCCGGGCAGCTGGTATTCGTAGCGCCAGACAGTTGTTGGGGTGGTGATGAGCTGAGCCAGCTGCACCTTCTTCATGCCAAAACTCCACGGGTACATCACCAGTGTGGAGTCGCGAATGTCTGGGTAGAGTCGGTCGCACACGCTTGACTCATCAGTACCGTCGTTGAAAGACGAAATAGCCTTGGCTCCAATCAAGAGCAAGGCATCAGAGCAGATCGATACACCAGTGTCACCAGCAGCCATTTGAACCTCTCAATGTGAGAAGGGCCAGCCTCCGAGAATCCCCAGAAGCT